AGTCCTTCGATTGTCTGAAGATAGACGTATTACGATATCACATGAAGTAGATCTTGGCAAGGATGTTTTTGGAAGAAAAGATGGACACTATGTACATCGTGCGATTGTTTGGGATAACGATTGGAAGATTGTTCACCACACACAAGAATTTCATTTCATGGGCACTCAGACAGATCCAGTGACAGGAAATAGTTTTCATATTGAATTCGCCACTGGAATGGTTTTTCATAATAATAAAGTATACATATCTTATGGGTTGCAAGACAACGCATGTTTTGTTCTTGAATTACCTGCAGAGGTCTTTCATGAGTTTTTGATGAGAGGGTGATAATGGATCTACAACAACTATTAAACGAACACGTATTTGATCCAAAGAATACGCAGAAGATGTATGAACTCGCATGTGAGTATGATAGACTAGAACAGGGCGCTGCCGCTGTGTCATTCTACATTCGTGCGGCAGATCTTGAAGAAAAAGATAAACTACTCCAGTACAGGTGTATGATTGGTGCAGCTCTATGTTATCAAAGACAGGGTGGACGTAATCACACAGTAACTGGTCTTTTACAACATGCTATTGCACTTCAACCTGCCAGACCAGAAGGACATTTCTTTCTCGCCAAACATGGGGAGAATATGGGTGACTGGAGAGTTGTTCTTGTACACGCAAACTTAGCGTTACAGTTTAGAAACGCACCAGACGTTGGTATTGACTGGCCAGGCGACAGAGAGTTGTGGTATCTTCAGGCACATGCAACTTGGCAGATTTCTGGTGTGGAGAGTGGTCGTCGATTGTTCTTCGACTTGATATATAGAAAAAGATATAAGAAGGATGATACTTACGACGAGTTTAAAGAATACATTCTTCAAGTCCTAGAAAAGATTGGTTGGCCAGATGCAGTCCCATATCAACTAGGAGATCAAAAGAGATTTGCAGCTCCGTTTAATGGAATCGAATCTATTGAAGAGAACTACTCTAAACACATGCAAGACATGTTTGTTCTCGCTTGTTTAGATGGTAAACGTAATGGTACATATCTTGAAATCGGATCTGGTAATCCTTTTACTCACAATAACACTGCACTACTTGAAACTAAGTTCGACTGGAAAGGCATATCTATAGAATGGTCTGCACATCTTGCATATGATTTTGCACAACGCAGAAACAACACTATTATCAATGCAAATGCTTTGGAAGTTGACTTTGAGGATCTACTCGTAAAACATTGTATGGAAAGTACCATTGACTTTCTTCAGATAGATACTGATGAAACTTCTATACAAGTTCTAAGGAACATGCCGTTTGGAAGATTTAAATTTAATGTCGTTCAGTTCGAACATGATGCTTACAGACTTGATCCCGCCATTCGTGCAGAAGCAAGACAGATAATGCATGATAATGGTTATGAGATTGTTTGTCAAAACCTTTGTTTCAGGCCAGGCGTTCCTTACGAGGATTGGTTTGTTCATAAGTCTATTGCAAACAAAATTCCACAGAGACTTTTCTCTGCATCAGAAAGTAACTTCTTTTGGGAATATCTCGTCAACAGAGAGGAGTAATGAATTTGAAAGTTGTTTTGGTATCGGGTGGATTTGATCCCCTACACTCTGGACATATTGAATACTTTAAAAAAGCACGTGCACTTGGTGATCATCTAATTGTAGGTATCAACAGTGATGCATGGTTGGGGAGAAAGAAGGGGCGTTCCTTCATGCCTGTCCAAGAACGTGCATCCATTGTTAAAGAATTATCATGTGTAGATAATATCTGTATCTTTACGGATGAGTATGATGCAGACGGTAGTTGTAAAAAGTTCGTGGAGGACATGTGTGAGGAATATAAGACAGATGATGTCATATTTGCGAATGGTGGAGATAGAACTTCGGGTAACATACCTGAGATGGAAGTTGAATCTTCTAATCTATCTTTCCAATTCGGAGTTGGTGGCGAAGATAAAAAGAACTCTTCGTCTTGGATCTTAAAGGAATGGAAGAACCCAAAAGTAAATCGTAAGTGGGGAACTTATACTGTTCTTGATACAAACGGTTACTGGAGAGTTAAGGAACTTTCAATTGATGTAGGTAAGTCTCTATCAGATCAACGTCACTTCATTCGTTCAGAACACTGGCACATTGTTAGTGGTGAACTTAAAATGCAATTAGAGTTTGCGAACGAATACAAAACCTCAAAGATATATAAAAGAGGTGATAGTATTGACATTCCTGTTAGAACGTGGCATAAAGCAACCAACGTTGGTTCTGTTCCTGTCAAAGTTATTGAAGTATGGCAAGGAAATGAATTAAGTGAAGAGGACATAGAACGCCGTCTATTATAAATATCTAGAAAGCAAATAAAAGTTCATAGGGAACGTATCATGGCACAGCCAACCACAAGGCAAGAATTTGTAGAACACATCCTTCGTAAAATCGGCGCACCAGTTATCGAAGTCAATGTTTCTGAGGAACAAGTAGAAGACCGTATAGACGAAGCAGTCTCATTCTGGCGTGACTATCATTATAATGGTAGTCAACTTGTTTATCTCAAACACCAAATTACACAGGACGATATCGACAATGGGTATTTCCCATTGCCTCAGGATATTCTGGGTATCTCTCGTGTGTTCGATTTAAAGTCTGCAATCTCTTCAGGCACTGGTATCTTTAACGTTTCCTATCAATACGTACTCAACAACCTTGAAGACATTACAGGTTATAATATCACAAACTATTACATGAGTATGCAACACCTAGACATGTTGCAAGAAGTGTTAGTTGGAAAACCACTCATTCGTTATAATAGACACGTTAATAGACTTCACATAGATATTGAGAAAGATCTCTTTGTTGTGGGTGATTACATTGTTGTTGAAGCATATGATGTAATTGATGCTGGCACATATCCAGATGTCTGGAGTGACAGATGGTTGCAGAACTATGCATCAGTACTTGTTCGTGAACAATGGGGAATGAACCTTACTAAGTTCACAAACATGCAACTTGTGGGTGGGGTTCAGTTTAACGGCGAACAGATCCTACAGGAGGCACGTGCAGAACGAGAGAAGATGGAAGAAGAAGCAATCTCCAATCTTCAACCCCTCACATATAACTTTATTGGTTAAGACATGGCAACGAACGCATTCTTCCGTAACTACGGACATTTCAATGAACAGAATCTCATTGACGATCTGGTGATCGAATCTATCCGTATGTACGGTGTGGATGTTGAATTCTTGCCTCGTACTGCAGGTTCTGTCGATAATATTTTAAATGAGGATGACACACCTCTTTACAACCGTCTGTTCAAGATGGAAATGTATGTCAAAAATGTCGAAGGTTTTGAAGGTGAAGGTGACTTCCTATCGAAGTTTGGTTTGCAGATCAGAGACCAAGTTACCTTTTCTGTGGCGGTTCGTACATTCGAACGTTATGTCACTAAAGATGAACCACAACAGAAACGCCCACTGGAAGGGGATCTAATCTACTTCCCAATCAATGGTAAACTGTTTAAGGTCATGCATGTAGAACATGAGTCTGTATTCTATCAGATGGGATCTCTACAGACATATGATTTGAAATGCGAGTTGATGGAATACAGTAACGAGCGTATCGAAACTGGTTATCAACACATCGACAATATAATGAAGGATATCGTTACTACAACTGGTGGTACTGCAAATGTTGCAACTCTTGAAGCACTTGCGAATACAGATCCAATTGCAGATAACTTCTTCTTCGAAAAAGATGCAGATGGTATTATCGACTTCTCAGAGATCGATCCGTTCAGTGAATTGATTTCGATACCAGATGATAATCCAGTATCTAACACATAGGTGACCAGATGGCAATAGCAAATTATTTCTATAATCAAACTACAAGAAAATATGTAGCCCTCTTTGGTACTTATTTTAATCAGTTAAAAATTCAGAGAACGAATAGTGCAGGTGCGCAGATCCAAGAGATGATCGTACCAATTTCTTATGCACCGTTCCAGAAAGTTCTTGCGAGATCTACGCAAGATCCAGATTTGAATCAACCCTCAGCAATTACGTTGCCAAGAATGTCGTTCGAACTGAACAGTATGCAATACGATGGCGAACGTAAAATCAATCCAACGATGAAGATCAGAAAACAAACCATTGAAAGTGGTGCA